CAAAGCCAAACGCAGCTTTCAGCGTCCGAGACGTCAGCAGGTTTAGGCATGGAGATGTTTTGTCGATTTCCACGTTGCTGGCGAAGATGCTGCTACCTGAGCCTCCGCCGCCTCCTGTAGAAATGGGGATGCCTCGTTTGCCAAGTTTGGTTCGGCTAAGTTTCTCAACGTTAACAGTGAACGTTCGCAAGCCATAGAGATAGTCAGCTAGTTGGGGCGGTTCCTTCTCAAAGTTGATAGTCAACTGAAGCGTTTGGGTTGCTGCGTCTACCTTGTACTCTATGCTGTCAACACGGAAGTAGGCGTTTAGGAACGGCACAAACAGCTTATCCGCGGCTAGAATCGGCGAATTGCCATAGTCGATAAGCGTGCTTGTAACGGTCAAGTAAAGAGCAGGCGATTTAAGATAGGCAAGCAATGCCCTTGCTCGCAAATTGCATTCGTTATCGCTCCACAATTCCTCGTCGGTCTCGCTATACTCACGCAAACCATAGGCTACTTGGCTGGCTGCATCTTCCAAGACTGCGGAGTACCTGCGTCCGCCAAAGTAGAGTCCATGCAGCCAAAAGTCACCGCCCCCGACGCCTGAGGGATAGTACCAGGTGAAGCGGACGGTTTTTACATGCGTCCAGTCGAAGCCTGATTGAACGTAATCCCATTGGCTGGCGTAGGCACCGCCGACGCCTATTTCGTTGGCGTGCCAGTTTGCGTCTGGGCTGGTGGAGACTTTTTTGCTTGCTGAACGTGAGCTCGTATCAAATAGAATCACAAGGCCTGTTCCCGAGTAGGTGTCTGAAAGCTTTGCCTGGAAGCCCAAGAGCGGATAGAGCTCGCAGTCTACCTCTTTGCCTGCGTTCAGCTCGAAATAGCAGCCGCCCCAATAGTTGGAGCCGACAGAGACTTTAATGCAAGCACCACCGTCGGGAGCGCCTGTAGAATCAACGGAGTTGGTGCCCGTGTCCCGCTGCCAAACGCCATCCGAGGGTGTAAGGCTGCGAGTCCAAGAGACCTTATCGGTCGGAACACTTTTGTCGGCTAAGCCGTAAATTGTGATCTTGTTTCTAACTCGGGTTATGTCTGTGCGGTCTTCAATTTGCTCGATTCTATCCGTCAGGTCTGTGCTGTTGATTTTGCTGTACATGGGGAAAAACTCGAACCTGCCATCCGGTGCTACACGAAAATCGTACCCTATGACGCCTGCCTTGTCTGCGCTTTGAGCAATGTATTTGAGAATATCCCAAACAGGCGAATCCGAATACTCCAAGTCAGTATAGGTGGTATCGGTGTTTTCAACCAGCTCTGTGCTACCACGTACATGGCTTATCCCTGCAAAGTAGTCCAGCAAGTCCTTAACGATGGCTTCGCCTTTTTGGACGCTGTAGGTTTTGGTGACGACTCGGCGGAAAAGCTTCTCACCCCAGCAGCGACCGGACACTTTGACGTAGCTTTCGGTAGGCGTCACTTGAAAAGAAACGCTCTCCGTCCGAGTGGTAATAATCTGGGGAACATTGCTGCCTCTGCCAATGCAGATATAGCCGTCTTGACCGACACTTATCGGGTATGCTCCGCTTGGGCTGTATTTGCCGTCAAAGTTCTGCAGGGTAAGCTCCCAGCTGCTTACTTCTTTTGTTGCGCCAAGATGCACCGTGCAATCGACTACATCGGCTTGAGGAACGCCGACGGTGCCGAGGGCAATGGTCATTTTTGGGATGCCAACGCTTGGAGCAGCCACTACTCGACACCTCTGCGGTACAGGGATTGTTCCCCTGCA